ATTAGGTCATCTAGCAGAGCGTAATGGCAGGAGGTTTAGTGAAGACAAAAAGCAATCCATTCAGGCCAAGCATTATGACCAGAAACAAAAAGAAGACGCTAGGAAAGTACTAGATGAACAGTTACCAGCAGGTATGAGTAGGATACAGACACCCAAAACTAAAATTAAATGGACTAAAGATTAGGAGAACACATGTCAGAAGAACATATATTTAACCCGAAGAGTGTATACAAAGAACAGAAGACCGTCAGAAAAGAAAACACTGAAAAGGGTGTGGCTTTTTATACAATGGCAGGTACTCAGGACTTTAATGATCAGGACGACTATCCACGCAGGGAATCGGACGACAAGAGAGTATATGCTAAAACAATGGTCAGAAAAGACGGCAGCAACAAATATTTAGTTAAAACTGCACAGACAGGCAAGTTATTTGATGCTCTAAGTATCTACGGAATGAAAGAAAACGAGGACTTTTTGGATCGGGTGTGCCGTTCTAATGACAGGTTCAAGGAAGTAAATCTGAAAGCCTTTACACTGTATATTGATTTTTTAAAAACTAGGAACAAATCATTTTTACTTAACGCAGAAAGAGAGATAGAATAATGGCAAAGATTACACAGACACAGACGTATGCTGTCTTGCACTTGATTAGTGAAGGGAAGACCACATCACAGACTGCTGAAGAACTAGGTCTTACTCCTGCACAAGTTAGAGGCGTATTAAAGAAGCATCATCCTCAACCAGCACAAAAAGAATCTGCTGTAAAGACAAAGCAGGCTCCTGTAACGGGTGTTAGAGACCTGATGAGTCATGAGACCGTTGGTGGTAAGAGTACTGTTTCTGTAATGACAGAAGCAGCATCTATGCAGGCAGACGAGGCCGTCAAGAAGGCTAAAGAAGCAGGAGAAGGAAGAGATACTTCCGGCTTCATTTTCAGGCCAGAATGATGGGCGGCATACCCTCGATAGAATTTGCAATTAGATTTTTTGTCTGGCTAACAACAGCAGGAGTTGTTGTAGCGTTTATATTAGCAGTATTGGAGAACAGAAATGAAGAACGAAGAAGACGTAAAGATAGATGAAGAACTCAAGACTTTTCTGGACCTTATTAGCCCAGAAGAAATTGAAGAGTATCACAGGCTCAAGAAAAAAATGGAACAGGCAGCTAGCGGTCGAACAAGCCAAAATGAAACCCCTATAGATGAAGCAGCATACTATTATGGGGATACTCATCCTGAATTTGTTACTGAAGGCATTACACATCTTTTTATTAATGTCAAGTCAGAGTTACACCACATGAATGATGAGTGTACAGAGTTAACAGATATACAACAGATTAATAGTGTAGATTATCATGTAGTAGTCAAGCCCGGAATAGACCCCGTAAATCTTTCAAAAGATTTTATAGAAACACTTGACAAATCTCTTGATGCTTCGTATGTTAATATAGAGAAAGAATTAGAAAAAAAGAAATCGAACGAAGCATAATGAAATACCCATCTAAATATTTTCAAGATAAAGAGATAACACCGGCTCAGTTTATCACAGAGATGATATGCGAACGTAAAGCCAAAAAGGAAAAACAAGACTTACACCATCGTTTCTGGCTCAGTGACAAGTGGAATAAATACTTCAGGAATCAGATACCAACTGCAAATAGATTATGTAAGCAGTTTTCTCCAAGGGCGATAATTAATGCGTTAAATACTAACGCCGGTCTAAGAATTTTTTCCTTGCGAGCACCACACCTCAAGGCTATAATAGAAGAGGAAGAAGTTAAACTTGCAGCACAGAATACAACGATGCGTAAGGACATAGAGAGAATAGAAAAACCAACCTATACAAAACATAAAACTAAAGACAACATTATCAGTAGACTTAAGGAGTTAGATTAAATGGCATTAAAGGAAGATATTAAAAAACAATTTGGTGATGAAGTTGTAGTTTCAGCAAATGCTGTCGTCGATCAAAAGCAAGTTATTATACCAGTTAGTCCAGCGTTAGACTTGGGACTAGGAGGAGGTATACCAGAAGGTAGCTTCATAATCTTCACTGGACAACCTAAATGTGGCAAGACCACATCCTCTCTGGACTTTACTGCCACAGCACTCAAGCCAGAATATCAAGGAGACTTAAAAGAACCAAGACAAGCGTATTACCTAAACATAGAAGGTAGATTAAAGCAGCGGGATTTAAAAGGTATTGAAGGACTAGACTTAGACAGGTTTGAAATCGTAGGCTCTCAACAAGGTAAGATTCTACATGGTGAAGAATATCTTGCTATCGCAGAGCGTATCATCAATGAGATTCCCGGCTCTATTTTAATTATTGATTCTTATTCAGCACTTTGTACAGAAGCAGAGATAACTTCAGATATGAATAAAATGCAGCGGGCTGATGGTGCTAAGTTACTCGCTAAATTTTGTAGAAAGGTAGCTAATGTTATTCCTGTCAATAAGAATATTGTTATTGGTATCACTCATCTTATGGGTAATCCTACCGGCTATGGCAAAGAGTTTAAAGAAAAGTCAGGACAAGCCGTAGCATACCAGACTGACGTAAAACTATGGGCTGAAAAAGTAGAGGCATGGCACATCCCTGCAACAGGGCCACAGGTTGGTCAAAAGGTAACATGGAAAACTATAACATCTGCTCTGGGGCCGCCGGGAATTAAGAGCGTAAGTTTCCTAAGATACGGACAAGGAATTGATAAGATGTCCGAGTTGGTCGAATTATGCAGCGACTTGGGAGTTATTAAAAAAGGTGGTGCATGGTACACTCTAGAATCTATTAAAGATAAGCCCAAATTTCAAGGTGCAGAGAAAGTACGTCTGTACTTGCTGGAGAACCCTGATCATGCAAAACAACTTGATAAAGAATTGAAACAAATGCTAGGATTGGAAGTAGATGAGTAAAACTGTATATGATCTGGATGGTAACCAGATAAAACTGAATATCGGACAAGGCCTTTCTAGAGCAACTAGGTCAGGCAAGTCGAAATATCATACAGCAGCGAGAGATTTAATTAAAGAATGTTTTCCGACTTTACAAATATGTGAAGAGATTACAATACCGATTAAGAAGGGTCAGAGAGTATATTTAGATTTTTTCCTACCCCTTAATAGCAAGTGTATTGAGGTACATGGCGAACAACACTATAAGTTTATCCCTCACTTTCATCAAACACCAATGAATTTTGCAAAACACAAAAAACGAGACAGAGAAAAAATAGAATGGTGCGAAATAAATGGAATAGAATATATTGAGTTACCATACAACGAAGACTTAGAACAATGGCGTAAAAGGATATTAGGATGAAAACTGCTAAAGAACAAGTAGAATATTGGGATACAGTACTAGACGAATATGAACGTGGTCTAGGTATGCCATCATATAAAGGCGATAGCCTACCAGAAAAAGAATTAAATGATTACTTGACAATGACGAGAGATGTGTTAGAAAAGATGGATATAACTCACTGTGCAGAGATCGCTTTCAGACTTGGACAATTTGGTTTCCATCTCCAGCGAACTATAAACCGTGAGCAGGCAAGAATTAATTGGGCTGACGACGAAATCAAGATTGTGATTGCTGATGAGATCAACAGTTACAAAGGCTATGGATATCTTGAAAAATCATACCAAGCAATTAAACACAATGAAAAAGCATTTAAATTAAACATGATAAAAAAGTACGCGACACAGAGACTAGACAGATTAACCTACTTGTCTAGTTCATTGAAAAACCTATCGGATATTTTAATTAACATTCAAAGAGCAAAGGGTATGGTGAAAAATGGCTGAGGAATCTTTAAGTCCAGCACAGATCAAGCAAATGATCGGCATGTTAAAAGCAATGCTTCCAGAAGATAAAGAAGCAGTGACAGAGGTCAAAACCGATACCTCTCCACTGATCAACCCTAATACTCCTATTAAGGATGCTGGGCCTTCGTATAGAAGTGGCAAACACTATAACAAGTTTGATGACATGATGGAGAATAGACTGCACAAGGATGATACAGAACTACAGAAAAAGTTGTCACAGTATCCTCCTGTTCCTAGAAACCGTAGCGTGTCTATGGTAGAAGCCACCTGTCGAGTGTGCGGTAAAACAGAGGAAGTTAGTATTAGTCTATTGTATGAAGGCAAAGATAGATATAAGTGTAACTCATGTTCAAAGGGTAGTGGTTAATGTTAGTATTAAGTGATACATCAGCAGAACGAGCAGTGCTTGCAGGGCTGTGCAAGTATGGTCATGATGGCTGGTTAGATATAGCAGATATTGTAACCGCATCCACATTCACTGTAGATAGTAATGTGGTACTGTTTAAATGTCTAAAAACTATTTTTGATAAAGAAGAAGTACAAACATCTATTGATGTGGCATCTATCTTTTCTGTTGCTGAAGAGTTAACTCTTGGTGCAGTTATTCAGAGAAAAGAGGAAGTCCAGCATCTCAAAGCAGTAATAGATTTCCCTGTGAATCTGGACAACGTCAGAAAGTTCGCAGCAAAAATTCGTAAATTAGAAATCGCTAGATTGCTCAAGAAGCAACTAGAAGGGGCTGGAGATAAATTGCTGGATGTTACTGGTACAGAGAGCATTGGCTCTATTCTGGCTGTAGCTGAAGACGCTGTTTTTGACTTTACTAATGTGCTTAACGATTCTGACGGCAAACCAGAAACCATCGGTAGTGATATAGATGCGTATGTAAAAGACCTTGTAGAAAATAAAGTTGATCAAGTAGGTATTGCTACTGGGTTTCCTGCATATGATCAAGCTATAGGTGGAGGACTACGAAAATCTACAGTCAACGTCATTGCTGCAAGACCAAAAACTGGTAAAACTCTTTTATCTGATAATATGGGTTTTTATATAGCTAGCGAACTAGGTATTCCAGTATTAAATATGGACACTGAGATGACTAAGGAAGATCATATTAATCGTGTGCTTGCTATGATGACAGAGATTGAGATTAATGATATAGAAACGGGCAGGTTCGCTGCAACACCCGGAAAGAAAACAAAAATAAAAGAAGCAATGGCAACACTCAAAAAGACACCATATTATCACAAGTCTATTGCTGGTAAAAGTTTTGATGATCAGATGTCTATTGTGCGTAGATGGATCGTAAAAGAAGTAGGACTAAATGATGATGGGACAGCAAAAGATTGTGTCATCTTCTATGACTACCTAAAATTGATGGATACGCAAGGCATGAGTGCAGATATGAAAGAGTATCAACTGTTGGGATTTATGATGACACAGTTACATAACTTTGCAACAAAATATAAAATACCTATCATGGCATTTATTCAATTAAACCGTGACGGTATAACAAAAGAGAGTACAGATACGGCTAGCGGATCAGATAGAATTGTATGGCTCTGTAGCAACTTCAGTATCTTTAAACGTAAATCGTCTGAAGAGATTGCTGAAGACGGTGCAGACAATGGAAACCGCAAGCTAGTTCCGCTTATTAGTCGTCACGGTGGAGGCCTAGACGACAACGACTACATCAACTGTAATATGAAGGGTTGGTGTGCAAAAATTACCGAAGGTAAAACTAAATTAGAAGTGATGAATAATCGACAACAAACATCAGATGGCTTTTTGGTAGAGGGTGAAAATGAAAACAATGAACAAATCCCGTTTGAGTGATCAGAAGAAATTAAAAGTTCTTTGTGATTTGGCATGTGAAAACATAGAGGAACTTTTTGACTACTTTGATCTTGAATATAAAGACAAGGGAAAAATGTATAGTATGTCTTGTCCTATACATGGTGGAGACAATGATTCCGCATTAAACATTTATTATGTGGGAGATGAAAATTATGATGACTATAAAGGTAACTGGAAATGTAGAACTCACGGTTGCGAGAAATGCTTTAGAGGATCGCTCGTAGGTTTTATTAGAGGTATTATATCTCATAGAAAATATAAGTGGTATAAGCAAGGAGATAAGACAGCGACCTTTAAAGAGGCTGTAACATTTCTAGAAAAGTTTGTTAATAAAGATATGAAGGATATCAAGATTACTAACATTAATAGGGATAAGTCTAACTTTACTAATGCTATTAATCACATAAAAGAAAATCAGCCTGTTGATATTCCTAAAGTTACCAGATCGTCTGTACGAAAGGCCTTGTCCATACCTGCTGAATATTTTATCCAAAGAGGTTACACAAAAGAGATTTTGGATAGGTATGACGTAGGACTTTGTAATATCGCAGGCAAGCCTATGTGTAATCGTGCTGTAGCACCGATATATGATATTACTGGCGATAATATGGTAGGTTGTACAGGAAGAAGCATCTACGAGGCCTGTCCTAAATGTGGTGCTTATCATAATCCTAATAATGATTGTCCTAATCCAGAAATTAGATGGGCTTATTCTAAGTGGAAACATAGTGCAGATTTTAAGAGTCAAAATAATCTATACAATTATTGGGAAGGTTTTGCTAAAGAACATATACAGTCTACCAGCATCGCTATTGTGGTAGAGAGTCCCGGTAACGTATGGAGACTTGAAGAAAATGGTATACATAATAGTGTTGCTATATTTGGTTCAAGTATGAGCGATAGGCAAAAAATAATACTGGACTCTTCTGGAGCAATGGCTATAATAGTATTGACAGATAGCGATGAAGCAGGAAGAAAAGCGGCACAAGACATTAAG